TCGTTTTATTACATTGGAAAGATGCTGTAAGCCCTACCCATGGGTGGACAGACATTAATGAATTAGAAACAGAGTTAGCCGAGTGTTGTTCAGTCGGTTTCATTGTAGAAGAAAATGATAAAACAATCACAGTTGTATCTCATATTACAGGAGATAAAGAAAGTACTGATATTGATGGGTCATTAGTTTTAGATAAATCATGGATAATCGAAAGACAAGATTTAATAATTTCTTATATGCCTGAAAAAGATATAGGAGAAATGGTAGGTAAATGGATGGAGAAAAGAAATGCCTAAAAAAATAGATAAAGAAAAAGAACAAGCATTCATAGAATACTTTTGTGAAGGTGATTCGGCAGGAAATGCAACAAAATCAGCTATAAAAGCGGGTTGGTCTAAAGATAAATCCCCAAGACAAATGGGCGCATACTTAAAAAATAAATATTTAAATGAGATTCGACAAAAGAACGAAGAAAGAATTTCTGGAACATCCGGTCTAGCTATATCTGTATTACAAGACTTATTAAAAAGTGAACAGGATTCAGTAAGATTAAACACAGCCAAACTTCTTCTTGAGCTTGGAAATTTCTCATCACAAACTATAAACTTAAATGTAGATAACACTCATCAGAAATCAGATGATGAATTAATCGCTGAATTAAATGATTTGGTTAAAACAATTCCTAACTTACAACCTAAACTGCAAAATCTAGCAGATGTAGATGAAGAAAATAATCAAATCAATTCTAACGAGCAAGAAGATAGTAAAAATATTGTTAAGCATTAGGGGTGGTAGGTAAGTATGCTAAGACTAATAAACGTGGCTTCTAGGGGTATGTATGGAGTCGAATTTCTTACCAATCGTACTTAGAATCGTGATATAAACCCTTTTCAGGCTTTTTTTGGAGTTTTCTAACTTTAACTTCTGATTCTTTAAAAGAAACTGTTTCAGGTAATCTTTCTGAGTCAGCAATCACTTTTCTTATCGCATCTTTTTCATCTGTTGCTTGAGTACACCCACTAAAAACAACTGTGGCTCTATAACAATAGTAATTCTTTTTCATGTGTCGCCTATCTTGGCTAAAGATTCTTGTTCTAAATCATAAAACATTTCCATAATTTCTTTATACCCTCGCCTTATCTTTCCATAAGTAACTTTCTTTATAGTCATTATCTGACACCTGGTAAAGTCATCATAGATAAATACACCCTCGTTACAATGCCTACATTTCTCAATGGTTTTATTGAAAGTAGTATAACCCACTCCATTACAAACAGGACAACTTGTCATTACACATTCTAATATGGCGCAGTTTACTATCTTCTCTAAAGTCTTTTTGGGGTGTTTAAATTTAATATCTTCAAATATTTCTTCTGCTTTTTCATAAAAATGGCTAAATAATCTATTCATAGCTGAATAATCGCTAAGATATTTCATTAAAAGAAAGTCAGTTTGATTTTGAGTAAGGTTTGAATACGACAATATGACCGATATATCTTGTGGTGTAATCGCATCATGGGATTTACCACTGCTTACACTAGACATATCAAGTGATTTTGGTAAAAGTTTAGATAACAATTCCGCTTTAATCTGATTTTCTCCTGTGCTTTTCATCTTTAAGCACAAAAAACCAAACACTATCATTCAAGGTATTTAAATCTTTATCATCAATTATTCTTTGATAATGCAGAAACAAAACAAATAAATCATTGTTTGATAACTCTTTTACATATTTTTTAATCAATGAAGTTTCTATTTTATCTAAGTTCATAGTTTCCATATCCTGTAAAATTTAGGTTTCCCAACATTTTTAATAGTTTTAAAACACATTTTTATTTTATTTTTCCAGGCATAACCCCTAATAGCATCTACTACAAGCATACTATCAACTGTAAATGATTGTCCAGATTTCATTTCTTCCAAAGCACAATAATACTCTGTATATTTTCCTTTTTTACCAATAGGTATGCCGTTCTCTATAACTATCATTATTTTTCTCTCGGTTTTGAATGAATAAAATTATAAAAACTCTCATCAAGTTTATGTTTTTCAAAATGATTGCTTAATAAATTATTTACATTTTTTTTCTGTTCTTTTTTCTCTCTTGATTTAAATTTGTTTAATGCTTCAACCTGATTTCTAATAATAAAGTAGCTGTGCATAAATAATTTTGTTAAATCATTCATCTCAAGAGTTACTTGTTCTTTTTTATCTGTAACTATTTTAAACATAACTACTTTGTCCTTGTATTTGCATATCAAATCAATCATAGGGCAGTGTTCTGTTAATTTATAAGATAAAACTCCATTATTTTTTAAAAATTTATGTGTTTTAATTATCAAGTCTTTATTATGTTTAGTCATTCTTTGTGTCATTTCTAAATATCTCCATTAGTTTTTCTTGGCTTCCGTATTTTTGTTCAAAAATTTTTGTATTATGATGTACACCTTGTGGGCCACGATGATGATTTACACAAAGCGGTATAAAATCATCTTCATTTCTAAGTGACATTCCAGCTCCAGTTAAGTGATGTATTTCAGCTTCAGTTTTTACTCCATACAAAACTTTACAAACAACACACCCATACTGTGCTGCTATCTCATATTGCTTTTTTCTTTCTTTGTTAGGTTTTTTTGGCATTTAAAAATTATCCTGAGATAAGGCCCAAGCAATAATATCTTCTTGTGATGGCGGTAAATTTTTATCATCTAAAGCCGGGGCAGAAGATTTAATTAATGCGCTAATAGGTACTAATACCCCTCTTGAGCTATCACTATCGCCACCTTTTACATCACCCCTTTCTTTGTAATATTTTCTTGCTATGTTTTTAATTCTTTTAGTAGGCATAATAATTGTAAAACAATGTTCTTCATCTTCCATAAAATTTATTGCCCAATATTTTGACTCAGTATGAGCTAATCCACTTTCCTTATTTCTACTTTGGTACTCCACATAACAGTTTCCACTAACTGTCCAGTTCTTTTCAGTTTTTGTTTGCTCACTTTTAACCTCTATCTTATCTCCCTCAAGCATATCAGCGACCAAACTTTCTCCCTTTTGGCCAACTTTTAAATCATATCTAAAATCGTTGTTATGTTTCATCCTAATTCTCCAGTTAGTTTCATTTCACCTCTAATGTTAGCTGACTTAGTTCTAAACAAGTTACAAGACTCTCGTATGGTGTCTATTTCGTGTCTTAATTTAAGATACTTTCTTTTCTCAACTCTAATTAAATCAATATATTTAACTACATCTTTATGCACTTCTGCCATAGCTTCTCTATCTTTAACAGTTAAACCTTTATCTTTGGTTTCTAAAAATACAGTAGCTTTAGTAAGTTTCATCATTGATTCATAATATTGATAGCTAGACTCAGCATCCGCTAACTCCCCCGCTTTTTCTCTCCAATTTATAAGAGCCTTTTCAAGCTCAACATCTCCTAATCTAATCACTTCTTGACTCCTATTAATTTAGTTTTTAATTTATTTGGAAGTTCAGCAAAAGTTTCCTGTGATTCTTCGGCCATATACAACTCTACAAATAAATCTTCTTTCTTTTTAGTTACACTTTCTGGCAGTTTGTGCATTTCTCTACCACCCATTTGTCTGTATATTTTTATTGCTCTTTCATCTTTAATTTCTCTGTGTTTAAAAAAATCATTAAAAGTAGCCCGAATAGAAACTTCAGTGTTTTTTAATGACTTAGTTATATGGCAGACTTGCGGTTTCCACTCGCCATCTTTACTTTCGCAATGTAATACAAAAGCGGCCATACAATCATCTAATGAAAATTTCTGAAGACTTAGCCAGAACATACCCTTTTGCACATCATTTAAAGGTTGTTGTCTTGGGTATTGTTTCTCTATAACATCAATAAAAGCGCTAAATTCTTTCTCATTCATCTTTTAATTTTTCGCTGATATTTAGCAGCCGCAAGTCTGTGTTCTTGCCGTTTTTTTCGTTCCCAAACTTGCTTAGCTTGGACTCTATCTCTGGCTTTCGCATGCTCCACTCCGTTTTGTTTTTTAGATAAATCTTCATATTTCATCATCTTTCCTCACAGTTAAGTAATTAAAACAATTTTAACATAAAAAAACACTAAATCAACTGTTGCATTAAAATAAATGTATGATATTATCTCTACAAGTAATCAAATATTGGAGTAAATATTATGAACAAACTTAAAATAGCAATGAATGAGTTTCAAAAACTCGCTAATCATGCAACAGAAGGTGGAATTAATCCACATTTTGAATCAACCTACTCTACTTTAGAGGATGTAATAGCTGCGCTACAGCCGGCTGCTCAACTAGGTCTTGTATATACACAAAGTATAGGATTTAGCGAAAGTCATACATGGGTTAAAACAACTATTAGCCACATAGAAGATGAAGCAACTATAGAGTCTACTGTTCCAGTAATTGTAAGAGATACTAAATCTGCACAAGCACTTGGCGCAGGTATAACTTATGCTAAACGATATGGGTTACAGTCTTTATTTGCATTACCTTCTTATGATGATGATGGAAATGCTGCTGAAAAGGGCGCAGAAACAAAGATAACTGACCCAAGTGTTAAAAGCATACAATCAGCTAAAGACAAATCTAAAGCTGTTACAAATGAAATTAAAAAAGGAGGGCTAAAAGATGGTAAAACCGATGAGCAACAACTTGCCAAAGCATTACAATCTGAGAAGTAGTCTGTTTAAAGACTATGCCTTTGGGCTGACATACAAATCTGCGGGCCAGTTTTATATGTCGCCAACAGAAAGAACAAGAAGATTACAGCACGACCTTAACAATACCGAGCCTGAAATTTCTGATAGAGCCTTACCTTATATTGAGTACGGCAACAAGCATGAAATGAGCGGTATTGCTAAACACATCTTGGTAAATCAAAAAATGTGTAAAGACTATGGGGATAATCAGCAAAATTATATAATTCAAGACTGGTTAAATCTAAAGGAAGATGTCGTGGTAGACATATCAACAACTCCCGATGGCTTATCAATGGATGATAGCCGAATTATTGAGGTAAAATGCAGTAAAATGGGCCAAGGATTATATCCTGAGTTTCCAAAACAGTATTTGCCGCAGATAGCCGGGCAGATGATGATACTTAATATGCTAAATATACCCGTAAAACAAGTAGATTTAGTTAATTGGAATCCTACCGAATCTAAGATATGGACATTTGAGAGAAGTGCGGATTACGAACAGTATCTAATTGACAACCTAGAACACTATTCTTTAGCTTTGTTAGGTA